GTTTCAAGACGGTGGCACAGTCAGCACAGTTTATAGTGATGGCGATTCAACTTATCCTAAAATAATTAATACACATAATCCAGTAACAATAGATCCAGTAACAGGGGAAAATACTTCTACATGGATAAATGCAATGCCCCGCCCTCCGCTGTATGATTATAGAAAGTATAGTGATATGTTTTCCCCTACTGCTAACTCCCTTGCATACTATGTTAGGGGATACTGGCTCAATGCTGGGTTATTAGATTTATATAGTGAAAGAGATATTGAATTAAAAGGCCGAAAGCCGCCTGACGGCAATCCGAATCAGCATGACGAATATAATTCCAGTGTATTTATAATTTCCCGTATAGAGTATGCAGGCAACAACATCCAAACTGATAGAACATCTAACATTAATTTTTATTTTTTTAGTCCTAGAACATATTCTAACGGTATCATAAGTACTGATTTATTTTTACAAAAGACATCAGTAAACATAGGTATGTATAGTGATATAGGTAATTTAGTATCAACATCATCAGATGAAAATTTTGCCAACTATGGAACTGATTTTGTAGCAATCAAAACCGTATTTGGCGGGAATGATGCTGCAACCTCCACATCTCTTTCGATTGCAAGGGATAATTCTTCAAAACTAGGTACTTATCAAAGTGCTGTAGTCTGGTATGAAACCACGGATATTTATCTTATATCTACTACTACTAACAAACTCAAATCTTATCAAAATATATCCGTAAACAATATAAATCAACGAGACCCATTGCCATATATTTGGTTAGATGCTGGCATCACTACCATGTTACCTGCAGGACCATTGATTGCAAAAATATCTCGAGAAGATAGTGGAAACCCTTACTCTCAAGATCTTAAATTAATACATGCAGTGAGTGGTAATACATATTTTATTATTGATTTTGTTAACACAGAAGGTACTGATACTGCTATAGCATTTTTTATTGATCCAAATGCACAATCAACTGATGTTCATTACAAATATAAATATGCCAAAGTTGCAGGATTAGATTTAACAATTGCTCCTGAGTCAGAAGTTTCTGCCATCCGTGCATGGAATAAGACCGATGGATTAGTTGTTGTAGAAACTAACACCACTTTATTTTATGTCACTAATAAACAAGGTGGACATATTTTTGATCTATACAACACTAGATATTTTGATGTTCTTAATACTATTAAGTTGTCAGGCGGTTCGGCTGATACGCCTGCATTCATAGATATAAAAAAATTAACAAATAGAAATAATGATAGACAAATATCTTTAACTATTGAGGATAATGGTTATTATTGCATTAAAGGAGATACCTTTTCGTCGGGTGATCTCACGCTGTCGTCAGGAACACTGAATCAAACATTAAATAATTCAACAGAGTCGCCAACTTTCCGTAACATAAGTTTAGATGGCGGCTTTAATAGAACGACATTTATACATGGATTTAATCGGGATGTTGGCAATCCTGTGGCATTTAAACTATCTGGCACGAAATGGGAATCTGTAGGTAATAATTTAACCATTACCACATTAAACACCCAAACTCAAGAACAATTTGCACCATCAGTGATAGAGTTTATTTCAACCACTACTGGCCTTAATTTTTTATTAAAACCTGGCAAAATAGAAAATTTAAATAAAACAAATTCTGTAGATCAAAACGCATTGACTTTTAGTTTTAATACAGTCACAATTGGTCTTATTACCATTGAAGGCTTTAATAATGATCCTTCAGAAAATCTTTGTGTTCAAACATTACTGTTAGGGTCTTATAATTATGGGACTAATACAAGAACATGGAACGGATTTAATGGTTCAGTTAACGTTAAAGCAAATTTAATATTTTGCGGAAATGCAAATTATGATCAAGGATCGACTAACTATAGTCCTTTTTATGATACAATGGACGAATATCAAAACGGCAATGGTTTTGGATATGGTCATGGAATATGGAACAACACTGAGCAATTTGGAGGTTTGATTTCTGGGCCAGTGATAATATCTGGACCTGGACAGTTATATTTCCAAGGATCAGGGCTAATTCAAGTTTTTGGAGAAGAAGCTGTAGTAACTGTTGGAACTTCAACATATAAAAATTTAATTCAATATAATTTTAGAAATCCAAATATTGGTGACACCTATCTAAATGCATATAGTGGTTCTTGGCAGGTTACTGAAAATGCAGATACCAGCAATTATACATTGTTTGGCTCGTTTAATGAATTAAATCTTTTAGGCGGATATAATGCACTTGATTTTGAACTAATAGCTAGTAATGATTATTCTAATATAGTCACAGTGGAAACTTTATTGGTAAAAGATACTATACAGGGAAGAAATGCTACCAGAGTGGAAGTACTTGGTATTGATTTAAAAATTGGAACAAGTATAACCACATATAAAAATAATAGAACTGTATTTTCCCCAATATATCAATCAGGATTAAAGTTCGCCAATGATGTAATATTTAACGCCAATTTGGGAGATTATGCTCCAGATGAATTTAATTATTTTACTATAGGTTCTTATAAAAAACCCGCCGAATCGCCCTTACTTATTCCCATAATTACCATAAATCCCTGTCTCAGCGATATTGACGGAGCTCCTTTAGTAGATCAGCCATCTTCAGCACAATTTGGCGATTTAACTGCATCTGGAGTAGGGCCAACTCAATTTGAATTTGCAGCAGGGTCTACTAGTACATTTCTTTATTTTACATACAACGATACCGCCGCCCCGTTAGATAATGTAAATAATTGGCGAGCATATGGATTTACCTCATCAAACACTGTATTAAAAAGTACTATTAATAATCAACCTTGGTATATTTCTATACCTACCCCGCATCGTGGTACTATAAAAGATAAAAGAGTAGTTTCAAATTTAACCATAAGAGATAGTTATGCAACGGAATCTTATATATGGTTTGCCCCAGGAATAAGCAATGTTACTAACGGTACTGCTTATCGGGAGGGTTATATATCTAATGGTACACCAATCAACGGAGCTAGACTTAATTATTTTAATTACAATAGTGGTGGTAATACTGGGTGGGTATTCCGCGAACCGCCCAGTGCCACAATGGATCTTTCTTTCTGGCCCAATCCTCCATATGAAATTTTAGTAGAAAGTACCAGCAGTTATTATTACAACGCCTTCTTTGGTCAATCATGGAGTAGCACAAATTTTGTCACTTCAGGATCTTTTGTTTGGATTTGTCCAGCTAATGTCTACGCAGTTAGTGTCACCGTCATTGGCGGCGGTGGCGGCGGCGGCCAAAATAATCCAACGACTGCAGGCAGTGGCGGAGGAGGAGGAGGTCTTGCTTGGGTTGGAAATCTGTCAGTAACACCTGGAGAAAGTTATAATGTAGTAGTTGGTAGTGGCGGATCTCCAGGTGCTAATGGTAATGATAGTTCTTTTGCAAAGTCACAAGTGTTTACAATTACTGGCCGCGGCGGCAGATCTGGAAGTGCAGGGCCCAGTTCTCAGTCATTATCAGGTGGTGCTGGCGGGACTGCTACTGTATTTGTAGCAGTACTTGACCCAACTCTTCAATATAGAACTAATTCTGGAGGCCAAGGCGGTTCTTATAATCCCGCCTTTAGCGGAGCCAATGGTTTAAATTCTGGTGGCGGTGGTGCAGCTGGCTACAGAGGCAACGGCGGAATTGGTCAAGGTAACAGTAATATAATTTTTACCAGTGTCAATGCAGGAACAGGTGGCGCAAGTGCAGGTGGATATATAAGTGGCGGTGTTGCTTATGGCGGCGGCGGCACAAGTCCTTACGGGGAGGGAAATTCCGGAAATGTAGGCAGTCAAGGCGGATCAGGCGGTGAGTCAAGCATTAATAGAGCTGGCGGCAAATTTGGCGGAGGCGGATCAAGTGGCGATGGTGGCGGTTCTGGTGGTACTGGTACTGTTAGGATATCTTGGCCAGGATACTTTGGACCAAAATAATTATGAATTTAATTTAATAAATCTAATAGTAATTCCAACTTAGCACGAATTACCTTGTTAGCAAAACTGTTTTTTACACCCTGATGCAACGGTTTAGGCCAACAATCAAATTCACACCAAGCATAACTGGAATGTTCATTGTTTAGTATAGGAATAAATTCTTGATCTACAGTTAATACATATGTGTTATATTGAAATGTATTATCATTGCTAGTAAACAATTCTAATGGTATAATTTTTTTAATTTTAGAAGTCGTTCCCACTTCTTCTAATATTTCTCGTTGTAACACATCATACGGGGTAATGTCAGTGGGTTCTTTCTTACCGCCCACTAATCCCCAAGTTCCTGCAGTTTTGCCTTGTGTTCGTAACAATAATAAAAATCTCTTAGTATCACATGCTAGAAAAAGACCACCGCTACATACTATTTGATTTTTCATTATAATACTAAACTCCATTGTTCTGGAGGATAGACTCCGTCGTAACTTTTACTCCAGGACTTATTTTCCCATATATATTGTACACCTGTATATATATTAGTAATGTAATAAACTTGATTTGTATTTGTGCTATCAAATATTACATTCCACTTTTCTCCGTCCCATTGAATAATATCATTAGCAGTTGCTTGGAAATCACTGTCATCTTGATTTTTCCAAGCCACTGGCCCTTGAAATCCCGGATTTCCAAATAGCGGTGTTTGATTAATTCCTTCTAATATCAAATATCTAGTATCACTAGTTTTAGAGTCAGGTTCAAATGTTTCAGGATTAATGATAGCATCAATAGTTCCCCTACTAGTTGGTATTTTTCCAGTCAAACCAGATTCAGGTGGTGACATAACATATGCGGTGATTATAGTATTACTGGGTATAGTATCAGTATCAAAAGTCAATTGAATTTTAGTATCATCAATCTCATCAATAGAAATGTATGCTACTATATCAAGGCCTGATGGGGTAGTTAATGTGACATAACTAATGCCTGCTCGAAATTCTCCAGGATATTGATTCAAAAGCGCATACCAATTGTGACGACTGTTAGGCGAAGATGTATAATTAACTCCAGTTACATCTTGATTGACCAATAGTGTGCCAATATTACTAAGAACTAACAAATCATAATCACCAGGTGTAACTACATTTCTTGCAGAAACATTTCCCAAATTTGCATACACTGCGTCTAACTCGCCATAATTAGTAGCAATAGTATCGGGGTCATCGATGAATATATTAGAAATAATTTTAGTGATAATTCCTAATTTTTTAACTTTAGCTGGTGGAGTAATCCATATAGGTGTTTCAAAAACTAAATTTCCTATATCAATATTTTGTTCAGTTCCTTGTGGAATTTGTCGACTGCTCCATGTAGTACTTTTTAAGTGTAATACAGTTAAACTAGTCCAGTCAATATAATTATCAGTAGTTTGTATTTCTAAACTAGGATTAAATAGGTATGCCAGTTGTTCAAGAATTTGTAATTTTTGATCAGTATTTGTGGCCCAAATATCAGCAGATAGTGTCAATTTATATGGGCTAGGCATAATACGTTCTACAGTATACCCCACTCCTTGATTATATCCATATTCTCCAGTATTGGGGTCATAAGTTCTCTCTCTAATATGAACTTTACTCACATATGTTGGATCTTGTAGTCTAGATTGATCGTACTCTAAAGATTTAATATAACAAGCAATAAATGGTGCACTAGGCATGGTATTTTCTGTATTTTTTTTCAAAATACTAGCAGTTTGCCTTGATGGGTCTCCATACATAACTGGGATTTGGTGTAATGTACCTTGACCATCTTTATAAGAAAAATTGCTCATCGCTCTCATAAATTGGGTTAAATATCTACGAATTTGTCCTGAATAAAAATAATCCATATTATTTTAATGGTGTTAAACCAAATCTCCTATTTGTATATTAATTGTCAGCACGTGGTTTTAAGACTTGGTGTAACGCTTGTCTTTCTGTAACCACTTGGCCATTAATAGTTGACGTGGTGGTATTATTAATAAAACTGGCCTTTTGTGTTTGACGAATTTGACTTCCGGCAAATAATCCATTAGCAACATCTTGTGCGCCAAACTGATTCATAGTCATTCTAACAGACTGTTCAAACATTATCCAATTTTTTCCATCAAATCTATATAGTACATTGGGCATATAATCTGTTCTTAAGAAAAAACTCCCAGTTGCAGGCCCCAGGGGAAACGTTATTCCTGAACTAAACGGAGCTCCGTTGGGTGGAGCTTGATCGTTGGACAAATAACTTATATATAAGTTTCTATTAGGAGTTTCCAAAATAATACTGGCATCGCTAACTAATTGATCAATACTAGCATCATTATAGTCACTGCTTGCATCTGATATAATTCCTGAATCAAAAGTTGGAATGACATAAAAACTTTTAGTAGTATAACCACTTGCGGGAGCATCTTTTGATGCTTGTTCAATGATTTGTTCATTGATTTTAATATTTTGATTATACGTGGATAATAAGTCTTTAAGTGTACTACCATCATTATTGCCTGAATCTTGATCCAATATTTGATTGAACTCTTGACTGTCAACTAGCGGTACACATTTAGCTTTTAATAAGTGTGGATACCAAGTAACGCTAAATCCAGAAGTTGGTCGAGTAACATCTTGTACTACATAAAATCTTTTTAAGGCTGATGAACTATTATCTAATGCATATTCATCCTTTAAGTGTGGAAGTTCAATAACGTCTCCAGGCATAATTTTTCTATTCAATGACTCAACACTAGATCTCAAATGGAAATGTACCATGATGGTATCATTGTTTAAAAATAACCCAAATTGACTTAGATTAAAATCTAAATCTTGCATTTGATATATGCCACGAATTACATAAACATCTGGTGAGTATTGCCTATCTCGGTTTTCCATTAGTAATACATCCTGAATACCTAATTCAGAAATGGGATTTAAACTGGTATCCGGGGTAGCTGGGGTTATATCATCACCAGTAGGAGCAACAGGGCCCAAGTATTTGTGAATTAAACAGTCAACACCACCTACCTGAAATCGTTCGTTCACAGTTCTATCAATAAATTTAAAATCTAAACCTTTTTCTGGCCGATAAAGAGATAATCTTGGAATTTTAGTTCTCCTAGTTAAGTATATTTATTTGCATAAATAGAACTATGTACAACACAGAAATTGAAAATACACGTCAGCAAATAGTAGAATATATCAGGACTTTTCTTGGTGGAAATCTTGTAGATGTTAACTTGACCCCGCTGATTATAATGTTGCCATAGACAAAGCCCTATCTAAATATCGTCAACGAGCATCAAATTCTGTAGAAGAAAGCTATGGATTTTTGGATTTAGTACTCGATACTAATGAATATATTATGCCTAAGGAAGTAGTTAGTATTAGACAATTATTTAGAAGAAGTATTGGATCTAGATCAGGGGGTGGCGACGGTGGTACTTTATTTGAGCCCTTCAATTTGGCATATAGTAATACTTATTTGTTAGCATCAACCAATATGGGCGGTTTAGCTACTTATTATGCATTTGCTGGTTATCAAAAACAAGTAGGTAAAATGTTTGGTAGTGACATAAATTTTGTTTATAATCCTACTAGTCATAAATTAACTATTCAACAACGTCCACATGCTGATGAACATTTATTGGTATGGATGTATAATCATCGTCCAGATTTTAATTTATTAGAAGATGTTTATGCAGGACAGTGGATAAAGGATTATGCACTAGCCAATGCCAAAATGATTCTAGGACAAGCTCGTGAAAAATTTCCATCAATTGCAGGACCACAGGGCAGTTCTGCTCTGAATGGAAGTCAATTAAAAGCAGAAGCCAAAGCTGATATGGATCAATTGGAATTGGATCTAATTAACTATAAAGACGGCAGTCAGCCTCTTACTTGGGTCACTGGATAATTGAGCAAATTGTTCAAAAATTTCTTTGATTTTATCCTAAAAGTTTTATAAAATATAATATCTAAGGGATATTGTATGGCACAAGTGATCGGTTTTTGTGGGTTTATTTCAGCTGGCAAAGATACTGCGGCAGATTATCTTTGTAATTATCATGGTTTTCGAAGAGATAGTTTTGCAAATTCTTTAAAAGATGCAGTATCATGTGTATTTGGGTGGGATCGAATCCTTTTAGAAGGAAGAACTGCAGAAGCTAGAAAATGGCGAGAACAAGTGGACACTTGGTGGAGTGAACGATTAGACATGCCAAATCTTACTCCTAGATGGGTATTACAATATTGGGGTACAGATATATTACGTCAAAATTTTCATGACAATATATGGATAGCCAGTTTAGAGAATAAGATAAGAAAAACTCAGGATAATATTGTAATTAGTGATGTTAGATTTCCCAACGAAATATCAGCAATTCATAATGTTGGCGGTATTGTAATTCGTGTAAAACGAGGACCTGAACCTGAATGGTATGAAGATGCTGTTAGGGTAAATCAGGGAGAACGAGGTAATATGTCATGGGCACTAAGTCGAGCAAGATTGGAAAAATTAGGGATACATGCCAGTGAAACATCATGGGTTGGCGGAGATACTGATCATACTATTATAAATGACGGCACTATAGATCAATTGTTTTCTCAACTTGAATCTATAATTGTTAAAAATAATTAAAAATCTGGAATTAAATCTCCTTGTCTCCATTGAACCCCTTCTTTATGTAGTATTCTTTGACAATTGGCACATATAGTTTTTAAATTAGTATATCTATTATTATTGAAATTCCCATCAACATAAAAAACATTGAATTGTTCTTTATATTTTGATGTGTAATTACATTTTTCGCATCGATCTTTTTTTTGATACCCCGCCAATTCCCATAGCGGTCTAAGGTTAGTTCTGCCTTTAGCACAATGATCACACATGCGCCTATAATAAATTTTTCCAGCCTTGTGATAATTGATAGCCACAGGGTTTAGTCCACATTTTTTACATAATTTCCTCATACCCGCCCTTTTTTACGCCTTTTGGCATGGTTATTTACCGCTATTTTTTTTATATTGTCGCTAAATAAAACAAAGTAATCCACTAAGGAGTTTTTAAGATGGCAACAACATTACAATCGCCCGGCGTAAATGTAAGTATAATAGATCAAAGTTTTTACGCACCAGCAGGCACTGGGACAATCCCTTTAATTTTTGTAGCAACTGCAGAAAATAAACAAAATGCTAGTGGTTCAGGAATAGCACAAGGAACTACAGCAGATAAAGCAGGAACTGTGTATGTAATTGCTAGTCAACGTGATTTAGTGGATACCTTTGGTACTCCATATTTCGATGTTGACTCTAGCAAAAATGCAATAAATGGAAGCGAGATCAGCGAATACGGATTACAAGCAGCCTATAGCGTATTAGGAATCAGTAGCAGAGCATATGTAGTACGTGCTGATATTGATTTAAACGAATTAAAAGGAACATCGGTAATTCCACGAGGAACCCCTGAAGCAGGTGCTACTTGGTTAGATACAACAAATAAAAAACAATTTGGTGTTAATGTATGGGACTCCGTTTCTGGAGTATTTACAAATCAATCTGTTCAAATTATTGATAATAGTAATATTAATAAATTCAATAACGGTAGCCCTATATCATCATTTGGAGTAGTTGGTGATTTTGCAATGTACTTACCAGAAGGTCCAACTGATACGGCTAGTGAACATGTACAACTGTATTACAAATCAGCATCTAGTGGATGGGTTGCTGTAAATGACGGTTTTGATAACAACAAACGTGTTGTAATTAGTGAAAATTTCAATTATCCAACATTTAATTCAAATACCGCTACAGGCAGTGTTTGGATTTGTAAAACTCCCATAAACATTGGGGCTAATTGGGATCTTAAGTATTATAATGGGAATACGTCACAATGGATATCATTAAACGCACCGTTATATAATAGCAGACAAGAAGCAATTGCTGGGTTAGATCCATTAGGCGGTGGCGCAAATATACCCGCAAGGTCATCAGTTGTGATTTATGATTATGATAAATTGAATAAAGCAGATTTCATTATCTTAACTCGTGAAGTTAAAGGTCCTACAACATTGACAGTGACTTCTAGCACAGTTTATGCTGCTACTCCACAGACGTTTTTTATTAGAGAAACTACCAATACAGGAACATGGGGAAATACTGTAACAATTAATGTTGCACCATCATCACAGGCTCGCCCGTTGGGAGAGCAGATTGCTATTGCAGTTAATACTAATAGTAATCTTACACATGTGTCAGTTAATTTTGTAAATGGAGTGACAACTTTTACTCATAATATTGGTGGGGAAATACAAGTTTTAGATGGTACAAATAACCCTTTAAATGCTTTAGGGATTAATAATTCTTCAGCAATTGCAGAAACTTATCAAAATCTTTACATTGCTCCGAGCACTGACGTTCTTGCTGTTAATGATAATATAACCTTACAAATTAGTAACTGGTCGCCATTACACTACTACAGTCAATCTACATCTCCAAATAACAATCCAATGGACGGTGCTCTTTGGTTTGATACTAGAACACAAGATATAGATATTCTGTGGAACGACGGTACCACATGGATAGGTTATAGAAATGCAATTCCAACTTCTGATCCTAACGGACCAATAATCAGTGCTAGTCAACCCACAACTCAAAGTGATGGAACTGTACTAGTTACTGGTGATATATGGGTTGATACTAGCGACCCAGATATGTATGGGCAAGACATTTATCTTTATAATGCAACAACTAAAAAATGGGTAAAGCAAGACCCTACTGATCAAGTCAGTCCTAATGGCTGGGTATTTGCCGATGCACGTTGGGGTATTGATGGAGAAACTGATATGGAAAATACAACTTCAATCACTAGTCTATTATCTAGTAATTATTTAGATGTTGATGCACCAAATCCTAGATTATACCCACGTGGTACTAGATTATGGAATACTCGCAGAAGTGGAAATACTGTGAAACAGTATAAAAAAGATTTTGTAAATATAAACTCAACTAATCCATATGTTGATGACGAGTCCATGTCTAGCTATGATCCAGATCGTTGGGTAACAGTTAGCTCAAAAACTGACAACGGTGTGGCAAATTTTGGAAGACACGCTCAAAGGGCAATGGTAGTCGCTGCACTTAAATCTCAAGTAAGTACCAATACATCTATTAGAGATACTGATACTTTGAATTATAATTTGATTGCAACCCCTGGATATACAGAACTTATATCTAATATGACATCTTTAAATTTAGATATCGGTCAACTAGCATTTGTGATTGGTGATACTCCGATGAGACTTGAACCAAATGCAACTATGTTACAAAATTATGGTAATGGGAATGGTGCTAGTAGCGATGGTGATCAAGGGTTAGTTTCCTATGATAGTTATTTAGGTGTTTACTATCCTAGCGGATATACCAATGATAATTATGGACGTAATATTGTAGTCCCCCCAAGTCATATGATGTTGAGAGTTATTGTTAACAATGACAACGTCAGCTATCCTTGGTTTGCTCCAGCAGGCACTAATAGAGGCATTGTAAATAATGCCACATCAGTTGGTTATTTGGAATCTTTAACCAGCGAATTTAAACCAGCAAGTTTATATCAAGGTTTAAGAGATACATTAGCCAATGTAAAAATTAATCCAATTGCAACTTTGCCAGGGTCTGGACTTACTGTTATGGGTCAGTATACTAGAGCTTCTAGTTCTACTGCGCTAGATCGTATCAACGTAGCAAGATTGGTAAACTTTATTAGACGCCAATTAAATCTGTTGTCTAAACCGTTCTTATTTGAACCCAACGACACACAGACACGTAATGAAATTAAACGTGTTATTGAAGGATTGATGGTAGAATTAGTAGCACAACGTGGATTATATGACTATGTAGTTGTATGTGATACGTCTAACAATACACCTACCAGAATTGATCAAAATCAATTATGGGTGGATATTGCTATTGAACCAGTCAAAGCAGTAGAGTTTATATACATTCCTTTGAGATTGTTGAACACTGGTGCAATTGCTTCAGGAAACTTTGGTTCAGCCTTTCCTGGCAACAAGTAATGTAAACAAGATAATATACAAAGGACAAGGAGTACTAAATGGCAACCTCAAGTTTAAATAATTTTACAGTTCCACTATCCGTTAATCAAAGTGCATCAAATCAAGGTTTATTGATGCCAAA